TTTGGAGCGGGAAGCGCGTCGGGCTTCGGAGTTTCGGTGATAGGGATATTTTGAGACTGCATGCGGGGCACATCGCCGCCATCGACACGCGGCAGGTTCTCTAGCTGGCGAACCTCATTGATAGTCATCCAGCCGTTCATCAATGCAGACTGGTAGAAGGCAGAACGCCCGGTGCTATCGCCGCGCAAGAGCCCCTCAAGGCTGAATTCTATGATGACGCCATCAGCTCGGTCTTGCGGCGTGAGAAGTTGCTTTTCTAAAGCCTGCTCGATGCGTTTCAGGCGGCGGCGAAGCTTGAACTTTACGAACCCGAGCGTCTGCTGTTCTAGGCCGGTTCCCCAACTCGTGGACTTCTCTGTGTGGCCCACCATGAAGGGCGGCACATCAAAGAACCTGCAGACTTCCTCAACGCCAAAGCCTTGGGACTCAAGCATCTGAGCATCTTCTGGGTTGAACGAGAGAACGCCCAGAGTTTGCCCGCCTTCCATCACAAAAGGACGGCCGGCGTTCTGAGCGCCGATGTATTTCTCTTCCAGACGCCCCTCGACCAACTCGCGCTGCTCTTTCGTCAGCCATTCCTTGTACGAGACTGTGACGCTCGGGCGCATGCCGTTCTTGAAAGTGGCGTTTGCGGCCTTGTTGATGGCTGTGGCGCGGTCGAATGTTTGGCGTCCGAACTGAAGGGTTGAGAGACCACCCAACGGGCTCCCGCCAAAGCCTCGAATGTGCAGGATCGTAGCGTCGGTTTCGTCGTAGGTTCGTCCGTCCTGCGTCCACCGATAGCCGATCCGCCCGTTTGTTAGCTGCCGCGTTGCGACCAGATCAGGGAAGATCGGAGTAAGGCCGACGATGCGATCCCCGTTCTTGATCTTCCTGGCGTAACCATTGCCACGCATTTCCAAGCTGGCGACAATGAATTCCCAGAAATCGAGGGACGTTTGGAGGCTGTTCGGACTGTCGTGCAAGACGCGGTAGAGCGGATGATCTCGGGCGACTTCTCGCGATCCATTTGCACCTGTGCGATACACCAGCAGGGGCAATGACCCGATCGTTCCTGTCCACAGATTAACGCATGCCCAAGCTGACGACAGAGCCAGCACCGAACTTTCGTCCATCACCTGGCCCGAAGCGCTCTCGGGATCACGATTGCGCCAATGCTCAGGATCCCGGAGCGAAAGTGGAGTGCTTGCCTTCCGAAAGGGGGCAAAGATCTTCGACATGAAGCTCATGCGGCCCCCGCTAGGCTTGAAAGGTACTCGTCAATACGGCCCGAAGCTTTGGCCTCCGGGTTCCGCACCATCACCGTCACGGCATCGAAAAGGGCCATCACCGGGTCAATCTTGGCGTCACCGGCATTCTGTTTTGTTGCTCGAATTGCCGTTGCCGTGGGCTCAATCTTCAAATTGCCCACGCACCAGTCCATCAGCTTGGAACCCGAGTGTCGGAGCGTCCCGTTCGCCAGCTTTCGCTCTGCAGTCTTGATGGCGTTCATCATCGCATAGCCTTGAGCCGCGCCAATGAGCTGCCCATTCTCTGTGGTGATGCCGATCTCGTCCAAGGCTTCAATCATTTCACCAAGGCCGGCCGGATCGACTGCAACAGCAGCGAGCAAGCCGCGCTTGTTGACCTCATCGATCATGCTGACGATGCCGGAGATATCGTCTAGCTCGTCTGATACGATCTCAAGCTCGCCGGAGCGCTCAAAGTCCCGCAGGCGAGCAGCAATGCCTTTGCGGCGCTCTAAAACGCCCTCATGGCACCACGCCTTAGTCCAAACGAGCCAGTCTCGGGTCTGCTTGTGCCGCCCAACTGCAGCAAATCCGAACAAATCGTCCAACCCGCCGCCATCTAGACCCACCACAACCACTTCGGATTGCTCAAGAAGGGCTTCGAAAGTCAGCCCCTGCTCTGCCCGTTTGGCCCAGAAGTCAGCACCAGACCACCGATTGGACCGCAAATTCATGCCGATTTCGACGTTCAAATGCTTGGCTAGGTGGGTACGGAGCGAGTCTCCGTCAGCATTCCTGACCTTTACCAGCTCTTCCTCTAGCCATTCCTGACTAACCGACCGACCCATGTTCGGGTTGGTGACGTAGAAGTTTTCTGGCTCCAGATATGCTTGGCTCTCCACCATTTTGGCGGGGAACTCGTACAGCACACCCAGCGATTTGTTGTCCTTGATCTTGCCGTCTCGAACGTCACGGAAATAATCGAGCTTTGCCTTGAACACGCCAGCCGGCGGAGAGTCGCTCTGCGTCGACAGGTAGATCACAAAGCCTTCCGGCCTCGACACAAGCCCGCCAGTCGCCTCGCGCAGCATCGCATCCGCTTTTGGCTTGGCACCGAACACCCAAAGCTCGTCAACGAGGACGAATGCGGCTTTCTTGCCCGATACCGTGTCACTGTCAGCAGCAACGACCTTGAGAAAAGCCTTGGTCGTTCGATGAGTAATAGTTCGAACGTGGTCCTGCACATGCAGCAACACGTCCAATTCTGGATCTGCCCGCACCATATCGGCTGCAGGCTTGAATGAGTTGTCTGCAACCTCGATGGTCGGCGCCAGGATCAGCAGTTCGGCCGACATGCGCCAGTTGCGAACCAAGGCCGTGAGCATTATGCCCGCGGCGATGGTGGACTTGGAGTTCTTCTTGGAAATGAGAAGGAAGAACTCGCGGATCAGCCGTTTGGCGTTCTCCTGGTCATAGGCGCCGAAGATCGCAACAACGAAGTCAAACACCCACTGCTCGCAGGCTTCACCGAATGTTGGGCTGCCCGGAGCATCCACAATGCGGAGGGCCTTGAACACCGCCAAAGCCGCTTCTGCTTCATCGGGAAACAGTGGCGGAAAGGTTATCAGCGGGCGTTGAGCAACGATCCGCTTTTCCCAATCGGCGCACGCCGTTGACCACTCCCTCATTTAGGGTTGTTGACGACCAGTTTGGGAGCGGTAGGCACTGCGAACTTGCCGCCGGCTGCTTTCTCCGCCTCTGCCTGGCGCTGTTCTTTCTTGCCAGGCGCAGCATCCGCAGCCTTGGCATGGACATAGGGCGCTGCAGCCTGGGCCATTCGGTCCCGCCGCTCAACCTCTGCTGCTCCATCATTCATGACCGACAGCATGTATTCCAATGGCGACATATTGGCCTTCTTGGCCTCGCGTTTCGCCTCTTGCACAACGTCCTTGGTGCTGGTGCCGCGCGGGCGTCCAGCCCCTGCGCGATATCCACCACGGGCCATTTTGATTTCCTGATTTCAGGTTTGATAAATCTCCGTCCGAAATCAAACAGACGGTTTAATTCTCTGCGTGAGGGTCGGCGCGGGTCCAGGAAGGGGCTTGGTTCTAGACTTTTGACCGCCCCCCGTGGGCTACGTGCCCCGTACAACGGTTTCGCCGCGCCTCGGGTCATACTCAGCCCACCAGCGAACGATGCCGTCTATGGTCGCCTTTGTGGCTCTCTTCGGGTCGCTGCTTATGCGTTTGATGCACTCAGCTTCCGATGTCTCGATCACCACGATCTCAATCGGCTTCACCTTGTCTTGCCACCACTGACGAAAGCGGGCCTTGGGTTCGCTCACGACAAGCCATGCTGCTGTGTACTGGCATGGCACTGATAGCGATCCGATAAGATCGTTGCGCCGGAACATTGCAGGGTTGAGCCATATGTCCCGGTCCCACCCATGTGTCGGCCCACCGGAAAGATCAGCAACGATAGCGTCTAGGTCTATGGCCAGATGCGAAGGCTTAGCCCTTTGCGCCACATAGGTGGACTTGCCTGATGCTGGTGCACCACAGACAATGGTGAGCGGTATGGCTGATGGCCTTAGCCAGTCAGGATGTGAGGATGCTTGCCCACCGCGTTCCATCGATTGCTTGACGCTATCGTGGTAGGCTTTCGATACGCTTTGCAGGTTGGCTAGGGACCAGAACAGTTCTGGATTACCACGGTGCGGCACCTTGTGATCGACCACAGGGCTATCAGGTGCAGGGTGCTTTCCACTCAGCATCACGCCAGTACGTTGGCATGTGTATAGATCGCGGACTAGAGCCTCTTGGCGCAGTCTTTGCCACCTAGCAGTCTTGTACCAGGCATGCCACGTAACCTCTATTTCGCGAGCGGCTAGGCGCTGCTGCTCAATTATCCTGCGTGGAGGGGGCGCCAACAGTGGCGGGGCTGTTGATACGAGAGGCTTGAGCGTTGTGAGCTTACCCATCTACCCATGCTACCAGAATATGCGAATGGCCGAGCATCAATGAGCCAACCACTTGGTGCCTACCGTCATGCACGGCGAACCGCTTATCTTCTCGCCACTGCCCAACGGGGCACGGCCAGGGAGATGCAGGCGCGCAGCTCATAAGCCGTTGCATTGCCCGTTCCACATCACCCACCGACATTCTATCCCGGCAGGCTAGAACCACATCCTCTATTGGCACATAGCCCGTAATGACCTTGGAGCCTGGAGGAACAACCATGCTGCGATCTTCTGCTACAGCTACAGGCTGCATGTGACCGCCTTAGTTGGGCTGGGGAATGGGTCGAGCGGGCGACTGCGGGTATAACGGCTGATGGAGGTGTGATCGCCGCGCTCGATGGGGTTGAGGCGCTCGCTAAAGCCGAGCCTTACCTGTTCCGGGCCTCAGAAATGCAAAAAGCCCGCACTGTGGCGGGCCTTACAATTCGACGCGTTTACACGCTAGTGTAAAAACTATGGCCTGATTTGCCTTGACGGTCAAGCGGCCTTGGCTTTGTCCACCAAGCCATAGTGCCGAACGAGCGCATTAAGCCCTTCACGCAGCCAGCCGACCATGTGATGGCACTCGCCATCCTTTAGGATGCATGTTTCGAGTGCAGCATAGAGCGCCCCACCCCCGCGCAATTCGTTCTGGCGGCCTTGGACGGCAGAAACAGCGTTGCGCCAACGCGTGGTAGCCCGACGATAGAACTCGACGTTCTCGGCCTCCGCGGAGCCGCCCTGCACCCGGTTAAGATCGACGCCGGATGGGTCACGCGGCGCTTGGATGGCAATGGCGTTGTTCCTGTGGTCTTCAAGGAACGTCATGGCGGCATCGTACTGAGCAACGCTGACCTCACCTCCCATGCAAAGGCGTCCGATGAAGCTGCCGGCCTTCTGGTCACGGCTGACTTCTGGCTTTACCCCATGCAGCCGCACCCTTGCCTCAATGCCGGGGCGAAGTGCATCGCGCTCGTCCTGGTCTAGTTTGCCGGCTAGGCGCTGCGTCACGTCTGCAGGCTTGCGCGACAGCCGGCCATTTGCCATCCGCTTTCCGTCTTGTCGCTGTGGACCACGTTTGCCCATGTGTTAGCCCCTGTATTTGAGTGGATAGGAAGGAGGGTTAGGCTGGATGCGTGAGCCCGTTCATGTGACGATGCAGCCATTCCCAGGCGTCTCGCGTCCACTTTGCATCGGCTAGCGCGTGATGCTCTGTACTGGTTTGCTCTGGAAGGCGAACCCCGCCGCCCTGTTCGTCTGTGCGCTGCTTGAGGTCCCGGCAGTACATGGGCCAGCCTTCGGGCAAGTCCATCATGGTGCCGAAAAGCTGGCACAGAGCCACCCAATCGTAGTCTGCGTAGTAGGCCCAGAACTGCGGCTTCTCACCGACAAAGGCGACGATTTCCTCTGCCACCTGCTTGCGCGGCTTGGCATTGCCCTTGAGGTGGACAATCACGTTGTCCGTGACCCACTGACTGGCGCGGCTGTGGTCGGCTTCCGCTATCTCTGCATAGTATTCGCGGCCATCTTCTGCCACGATGCCGATGGACAGCAGGTCAATGGTTTTGCCGTCTTCGATAAATTCAGTGTCAAACCAGTATCTCATTCTCTCGCTTCCTTGCTGGTAGATTGGGTGGGGGATGGAGGGGTTGCTTGCTGGCGAGCCGCGCGAATGCTTTCCGCGCAGTGATCGCAACCACGGCTCACAGCTAGGTTCAAAGCCTCTTGGAGCCGCTCTATTTCATCAGCGCCTTCATTCAAAAGCGCCTCTGCGGTGGTGGCCCAATCCTCCCAATGATGGACAGAGGATGCCCCGTGTTCGCGCATTCGCCTTCCGAGCTTGGTCATGCCGTTCCCTTACTGCGTTTCGCCATGAAGGCTCTGAACTGCGGTTCGTATGTCTCGATCATTGCCAGCGTCAGGCAGATGGCTTCTGAGCGGTCTAGCCTTGGCTCTAGTGCTGGATTGGATGGGAGGGCTTTTGCCAGGGCATTGCGGTGTAGCTCTGCTTCGGCAAGCTGGGCGGATAGAGGGATCTTCATGCGACACCTGATAGGAGCAGGCCGAACGCTCCAAAGCACAGCGCGAACCCTGCGCTTACGATCCGCCACTGACGCTCTGCCGAGCTGTCCCCGCGATTTCGAGAGCGGTCTATTTCGACAGCAGCGCCGACAGTGCCGATGCCAGAGAGAACCATGTAGGCTGCGAAAAACCACATCATCCCTGCGCCCTCTGGTCCAAGGCGCTTCTACCGTTCGGTGGATCGCCGAAGAACTTCGCCGTCAACCGCTGCGCCCGGTTCAATCCCGGTCTTGGCTGATATACCGGGGCTACTGGATCTGGCTGCTTGTTGATCGTGGTCTTGAGGCTGCTGATCTTGCTGACTGTGGCTTGGAGAGTGCGCCCGACTGTCTGGGCAATGTCGGCTGGTGATGCGCCTTGGCGGGCCATTGAAACCAAAACGCGCTGCTCGTGTTCAAACCAGTTCTTGCGGATGGGGTTCATGCTGCGGTCCTCCGAGTTTTTGCTTCGGCAACAATCTTGGCTGGGAATAGGAAGCGCTGCAGGTAGGGCTTCACCTTCTCACCCCGGATGACTTCGCAGGCTTCGAAGAGGTCAAAGTCGTGGATGCGATCGAGCCAAATGCCCTCGGCTTCATCACCCCCTACCAAAACCAAATTTCCCTCTTTCTTTAATTGATGTTGATTTAGAGTGGCGCGCGTAGGCTGTACCGACGCTGGGCGTTGGCCATTGAATTTGTTGTTGTTTGTCTTGTTTTCAGCGGTTTTAAATCCGCCTTTCGCGCCGTTTTCAGCGCGTTCTTGAGCATCTTTCGCCGCGTTTTCGATCTCTTTTTCGGCGCGATCATTCGTCAGGTAGCCGTCCACGACATACAGCTTGCCGATCTCAATCAGCTTGGCACGGATGGCATTCCACTTGCGGACGGAGCAGTTGCAGACGCCAGCGATGTACCGGGGCTCGTCAGGGACTGGCCCGCCCCGCACGTACATCAGATCAAGAACAAGGCTGTAGGCGCCCTTCTCTTCCAGCGTGAGGCCAACTGTGCCGGCGATGAAGTTGTCAGGGAAACGACGATACCAAGGGCGGGTCAATTGAGTGGCCCTCCTAGGGGTTTCCTCAGCGTTCCTTCGGCCTCGTAGATTTTGTAGAGCAGCTTGGCCGCATCCATGAGATTGCTGGATTGCACGATCTGTTCGAAAACGGCGTCACCGTCTGGCGCGTCTTTGAGGAGTATGTCGAGGCCTACCTTGAACGTATCGACCATGCCACGAAGGGCATCCTTGGCAGAGAGGTCGAACCACTCACCGTTCAGGCGATGATCTTCGTGAGCAGCATGGAACGCCGCTTCAAAAACTTGAGCAAACCGTCGATTCCAGATGCGAAAAGCAAACGCAATGACCAGCTTTGAAGGGCTGCCTGTCTGTACCTGGCGGAGACGCTTATCTGGCTTGTCGCTTATGCCAACTTTGCACGGCCCTTGAAGCTTTCCGTCTACCTCTGAACAAATCAGATAGACGAAGCATGGTTTTATCTCGCTCATAGCCCCGCCTCCATGCCGAGGATTTGCCGAACCTTCGCCCTGTCCTCAGCGGACATAAGGAAGCCCTCGCCCCAAACTGTTTTGATGTTGATCCCGTGAGGCCGCAGCGCCTTGCGCAGACCCACCACAAGAACCTTGATGATGCCGAGCGCTGGTGGATTGTGCATAGTGGCGCTATAGGCAGTCCAAAGCCCCTCATGCGTCCTGATGCGACCCTGGACCAAGATGGACAGGAACTTTGCATAAGCCGGCTGCAGGTCTAGCTTCTCACGGCAGGCCACAACGAACTCAAACTGAGGCTCAGCGCCAAGTAGGTTTCGAAGTTGCCGGTTCTCTTCCTCCAACTCCTCGATAGAGCGTCCAGTCAGTGAGGTCGCTTCACGCGGCGGCGCATCATCGGTAAGCCCAGGTTTCACAACAGGCCGGATAAGCGGAACCTCTCGCTTGAACGGTTTGGCGGCCCGCATTTGAAGGCTGTTGAAAATACTCGAATGGTTGCGCCCAAACAGGCGTCCCAGATCCGTCAGAGTACGCGGCTGGTGAGAATAGATCAGGGCAACCGCGTCGTGGCGCGCCGCTGCTATTTTTCCGGCCCTTGATCGGCCAAGGATATCCTCTGCGGTGATCCCTGCCTTAAGAGCGGAGTATGCCACCAAAAAGCGCCAGGAAGGCGGAGCGAGCATGTTAATGGGGCAGCACGGCGTTGCCGGCGCAATTGGCTCCACTGGCAACGGAGCAGCGACGATAGGCGTGGCCTTTGTTGGCTTGGGGCGAGCTGGCGCGGTATCCAATACGGGGCGTCCACGCAGGCGCGTTCTTACATCGGCATAGTGGCGCTGCTGCTCTGAAACGACTGACATCTGGTTCATCGAGAAACCTTGTCCCAATAGAGGGTTTGTTGAACTGCATTGATCGGGACGCCGAGACGAGCGGCAATCTCAGAAAGCGTGAGGCCCTTGCGCTGTAGATGTTCGGCTGTTGGCCTCTGCCGATTGGTCATGCGAACGCTGTTGACCATGTGTGCGTAGGTGGCTCGGTTGGCTGCTGCCTTGCTCATTTGCCGCCCTTCCCGCGCTTCTGCGCCTTGGCGATGTTGCGGAGCTTGCTCTTCTGGCTGGGTGCAGGCTTGCGGCCTTCCCAGACACGCTTTGGAGTGGTGATGCGCAATGTCATGCCGCCCACCGGTCTTGTTCTTCTGCCCATGCAACTAGATTGTCGGCTTCACGCTTGCTCAGACCCATGGCCTGACGACGCTTGCGACGAGCTACGTGCATGTCAGGGCTGGAAACTTCCCAACGGCGAATGTCGAGTTCGGCTATTGCCCATTGTTCGTTGGTCATGCTGCGTCTCCATCCAGAATGGAGAGCTGTTCTGGCAGGGGAGTGGGGGCGGCAACGAACATGTCAGGCTGGGCGTAAGCCTTGCGGATGCGGTCGCAGGCGATCTCGAAGTAACCGGGATCGATCTCAATGCCGGTGAAGCGCAGACCCAGACGGGCACAGGCAACGCCAGTGGTGCCAGATCCCATGAATGGGTCCATGATGTGCGTGGCTGATTTCGGCAGGAAACCCAAACACCACTGCATGACCTGGATGGGCTTCTGGGTTGGGTGCTGCTTGCCGCCATCCATGTTCATCGGACGGAACACAAAGCGGCGAGCCACCATGTCTAGATTGGACCATGCCAGTTCAAAATCTGCGAAGTCCCGGCCAGCATTGTTCTTGTCCCAAACAAGCGGAGCGCGGGTCGGTGGCAGGTCAAAGTAGTTGCCGCCCCAGATGATCTGAATATCGGCTTTCGACCGCAGCAGGGCCACGGCTGCAGCGTCTATGGGTGCATCGTCCCAAGACTTCCCACCCATGCCGCGACTGACCGCCAAGCGGTTGCTCTTGGTGATGCTGATGCCATACGGAGGATCGGTCACAACAGCATCGACCCTGCCCAGCGTCGGCAACACGTCGAGACAATCACCCAATATCAGCCGGCAGTCGCCTATGGTTTCTTCGCGCACGATCATGCCCTCAATCCCCGCAGCTCTTCCGTCTTCTTCACTTCGGCCACGAGAGCGGCTGT